CTGGTATCACTGTTGTGGAGGCTGTTGTGCCATCATGGCAGCAATTTCAGGTGGCAAACCCTGTGGTGGACCACCTTCAGGAGGCATACCACCCTCTGGTTGTCCCTGCATCGCTGGGTCCATCGGCGGAGGAGGCGTGGACAAGAACCTCTCTGGATTCTTAACATTAAACCCATCACGCAACACATGAGAAGCCAATTCCTGCATATTAACAATACCAGCAGAAGCAAACGGAGTCATAGCGTCAACAAGTTGCAAAGCACCTTGGCGACGCACAGCCTCATTATTAGGCTTAGTAGAGCCACCAACAACATCAAAGTCAAAGTCACCCTCAAGATAGTCACGGTCAAACTGAACCCAAGCAGGTTCGCCATCTTTACCAGTAACACGAACAACCTGCTCACCAGTCATGTACTGCTGAGCCAACATAAGCATATTCTTAGCAACCTTGGAGATAGCCATTTCAATGATAGCCAGTTTATCGGCTGTACGGGCGTTAGCAGCATCTGTGATGGCTGACACCTCGGTAGCGGTACGGCGAATCTCTGGAAGTCCACCAGTCATAAACTCAGGCAAACCAGTAATACGGTCAATGTCGCTAGAAATTAGTTGCGACTGGTTATAAAACTCTGGTGGGCTAATGACCGCAGGGAAAGCAGTAACTACACCACCAAGAGGTTCATCACTAGAGACTGGAACCATGACATTGTCCTCGTCGGACTCAAGTGCGGTACGACCAAACTGGTCAAACGCTGATTCCTTGTAGAGGTATTTGCGACTGAACCGTTTACGGTGGTTCATCATCTGGCTACGGGTTTCGTTCAACTCACGCTGAAGAGGTTCAATCTGTTCCAAGTCACCAATAGGGTAGAAGCAGTCAGGAACATCAAAGTTACGAACCATAACAAATGGATGCCCAAAGGCATACGGAATCTTGGTAGGTTTAATAAGGAAACTTTCGCCACCAATAGAAAACACACTGAGAGTACGGTCCACAATATTATAGTATTCCCAAATTTCGGCATAACCATAATTCTTGTCGTACACCTTACGAGAAGATGGGTCCTCAGTGTAACGAGACACAGCCATAACCTCAACATCATCCCGTGCAGACTTGTTATAACGCTTATCAGACTTAACATCAGCAATCGGACGGCGGATACGCTGAGCAATCCACTTCATATCATGAACACTGGTGGCATCCGAGTCCACAAACACATCAAACGGCGACACACGCTCAGCAAACGGTGAATCCTGCAGAATTATAGTGTTCGGCTGGGCTTCACCACCAGAAATAGGGTCGTTGTCGTCGCCTTCCTCACCAATAGCAGATTCTTCAACAAAACGATAGCCAGTTTTAATCCAACCATGACCACAAATCAACAAGTCCTTAACCGCACGACGAAACTCATCCTTAATGTCACGGTGACGCCACCAATAGTTAACTACCGCCTCGGCAATGACTGCCTGAGCAGCATTGTCAGGGCTGACAGCATTAACCGTAATCTTAGGGTAGTTAACAGCAATAGCAGGAGCAATAACATTAATAGTTGAAAACGAAATGTTAATCAACATTCTATCTTCATTGCTGTACTGGTCATAATGTTTACCTTTATACAGGTCAACAAGACGACGCCAGACAGCGTCGTACCCCTCATCCTTGCGCCACTTTTTAGATGCCTCTAAATGCTGGCGGTACTCTGTCAGTTTGTCGGATGAGGGTTTACGAGCCATTATTTAGCCGTACGCCCAAACGCTGGGTCTGATGGGTTAAGCCAACGCACCACAGGAGGCAGAAAAGCAGCCACTACAGCAGCCCACAACGCCTTGGGCGAGGTTTCACCAGCAATAACAACCGTTAGCACGGTTGCTGTTGCGGAACGGGCATATGATGCCAACGCACATTTGTTTTCTTTACTAATTTTCATTTTTCTTCTTTTCCTTTATGCCAGCCAATATGACCGTCAATTTTAGTTCCAACTTCATCAACCTTGTAGAGGACCCGATTAAGGAGTTCCCGCCCCTCGGCATGTTGGCTTGTGTTTTCATTACGCAATTTCTGCATAACAACCATTATAGGTCCACCAATTATGGCAACAATAATAGGCACAAACCATGCTTCCATTAGAAGCCGTAATCTTTTGCAGGGGCAATCGTCATGCCTTTAGCCTTGGCATCCGCAAACATCTTGTCTTGCTTCTCACGAACAGTGTCACCATGGAAGTTTTCCTTGCCGTAAGTAAAACCAAGGTTAATGCCACGCACATGGCATTTAAAACAAACATCACCACGGCGTTGGGCACCCTCTGCAGTACACGATTTACCACATTCCAGACAATTATACTCATATAAACCCATAACAATACAGTACTTGTTCCTTATTGGTAATTTGCGGTCTTGGAACGAATATTATGACCACCAATCGGTGTTTTACCCGCACTAACCTCACTATAAAGGTGCTGTTCCCACCATAAAAGACTATTTTTAGGTACAGACACATCCCCACGGTACATAGGAAGCCAAACATAATGAATCATCTGATTAGCAATAGCCAAACTAATAGTTCTATCGTCATGAGGCGACCCAGCCGTCTTGCCATTCTCCTTGCGCACATAAGTCCGCAACTCGGCAATCGTCCTGTAGCAGTATAAAGTGATGTCTCCATCCCGCAGGGCTGCAGCCAACTCGTCAATCGCTAGTGGTTTCGTCGCACTGGTTGTGCGCCAACCCAAAGTCTCAGATTGTTCAGGGTTACGCTGGGACAACCGACGCTGACGGTAAATATTACGGTACCCATACTTTTGAGATGCTTTGAGGGTAGTTAAACCGTGGTTATTGGACTCCACACCCAGCAAAGCCTGATTATACCACCATCCTAGGTCCGACAGTAACTCACCAAACAAGTCTGGCTCTATATGTCCATGCCAAGTAGCAACAATCTCACCTGTCCCCGCATTAATAACATGAGCAGAACTGTAGTCGCCATGGCTCAAGCCTTCGGCGACATCCGCCCCAATCACATAGACGCAATCAGCCCTAGGAAAATCCCATATACTAAGATTCCCCTCATCCCCATCACGGAATTCATAGTTCTTATTAGAGTAAACATGAAGATAACCAACGAGTGGGTCAATAGTGCTAAAAGTGTCAAGCAAGTCAATATCAAACACAGGATTACCAGACTTAACAAAAGCCTCTTCAGGGGACCGTGGGTATTCTTGATGCAACTGCCAACTAGGCATGTTTTTTGTTTTAACTTCATACCAATCATCATCTCTGTCTCCTGCACTCCATGGAAAGAAAATCCCTTCAAACTGGTTGGTACCTGTTTGGGAACCAACCCACAACTGGTGAAAAAAGTTACCAGAACCATTAGCCGTGGACAAACCAATCACACGACCACCCACATCGGCAATCGGCTCAATAGAAGCCCACGCCTCCTCGGGATTCGGTAGGAATCCCCATTCGTCCACAATAACCAAATATACAGATTCACCACGGGCAGGGTCACTACCACTAGGTAGCGACTCTAACGCCGACTCATTCTCAAACACCATCTTCAACTGATGGTCAGTAGTCTGCTTAGGTCCTCGTTCTTTCATCCACTGCGGAAGAAACCGAAACCCATACTTAGACTTAGCAAGTAGTTTAACCGACTCTCGTTCGGTACGGGACAACATGACTATGAATCTGTCGGGTCGGAAATAAACCAACCAGAAAGCGTATGCAGCAGCCAGAGTGGAGAAACCAATCTGGCGTGCCTTCAGGACAACCGAGTATCGGGCGGACATCCACACCTGCATTGTTTCTATCTGTGCTTCACGCATCTCAAAAAGTATGCGTCCTTTTTCGGGGTGTTTAATGCTCCAATAGTTTTCACAAAAATAAACAAAAGCATCCAGTTGTTCTTCTAGTGTGGCGTCGTCTGCCCCTCGGCATTTACGCCATTCTTTTTCATGTATCAATGATTGTAAATCCATAATATTTTTCTATCTACAAATATGTAGAAAACCGTTAAAAAGTTATACTTCCTGTTCCACCAGTGAAACGATAAACTCTATATCCACTGCGAGAAGGTTGGTCATAAGAAAGACCTGCACCTATAGATGTTAAAGGCGGATAAGTATTAGGGTAGGCGATAATTACAACACCTGAACCGCCATTACCAGCAGTTCCGCCAGAACCTCCAGTTCCTTCACCACCATTACCAGTATTAGCAGCACCACTAATTGCTGGTGAATACGCAAAATAAGCCTGACCACGACCACCAGTAGCATAAGTAACCGATGTGCCCGTTATAGAACTAGCCAAACCAATACCACCAGCACCTGTGCTTTCCAGACTTGCAGGTTGTTGACCAGCGCCACCAGCACCACCGCCACCGCCAGATGAGACAACCGTATATCCGACGCTTCCTTGTCCTGCGCCACCATTGTTTCCCTGACCAGCAGTACCTAAACCTCCAGCACTAGCACCAGCAGTACCGCCACCAGAACCACCAGTGGAACCTACGCCATATGAATTTGCACCACCGCCACCAAGTGAAGTGGTTGTATTAAATACAGAGTTGCCACCGTTACCGCCACCGCCACCACCAGTAGCACCGCCACCCACAGTAACAGTATATCCAATACCTCTAGCAGCAACAAAAGAGGATGAACGCATGCCACCAGCGCCTCCACCTGCACCAGCAACATTAGCCCCACTGCTTGCTCCACCGCCACCTCCAGCAACGACAAGAAAATCAACAGGTAGTTGGTTTATGTATCCCGATGAAGAAATACCTATCCGTCCACGCATTAAGCACTCAAATCGCCAAGAAGAATAAAACTATTAGTGCCAACACAATAAAGTGTTGCACCCGAATACTGAGTACGGAGTTTTAGACCAGGAGTTCCAGAAAGAGTAGCACCACCAGCAGTAACAGTAATTTGACCAGCACCAGTAGCCAATAAGTCAATACTTTGCCCAGCAGTAAAACCAAGAGATGTACCAACTGTTACGGTACCAGCAGTTCCGCCATTGGTTACTAAAAGCATTTTACCTAAATCACCAGCAACTAATGTATAGTTGTTAGATGTGAATGTTGGTGTGCTTACTGTTTGTGTTGTTGCCCATGTACCAGCAGCACCAGTAGGTCCAGTGGCTCCCGTGGGTCCCGTCGCACCAGTTGCACCAGTGGTTCCTGTAGTTCCTGTTGGTCCTGCGGGTCCAGTCGGACCTGTTGGACCTGTCGGTCCAGTGGGTCCTTGGACACCTGACACGATTGGTTCCCATTGGGATGTGCCTGTGTTGTATTGCTTTATAACAGTCATAATTATCCTGCAATCTCCGTCAAAACAATAATTGAAGTAGCAGCACCCGATTGAACCAAAACTCCTGCTGTACCGTTTGGATTCAAGAATTGTGTTTTGTATGTTGTTGCGGAAGTAGTAGATGGGCTGTCAATATACAAACAGGTAACCTGCCCAATTTTAGCCACTGCTGTGCCAGTATATGAATGTAAGCCACCAGTAAAATTAAAGATGCCTGATGCGCCACGAACAAGTTGCATTTGAACTCTATTTTCCGAGTTTGAAGCAAGTACATATACTCCAGAATGAACAGCATGAACAAGTATTTTACTTGTTGTACTTTTAGGCGTTATTATTGCTGTCAAGGAAGTATCAGCGTATGTAGCAGTATTGTTTGTTACCTCTGTAGATGTACTTCCTGTAACTACTTGTAGTACGGTTCCGTTGGTTGGGGTGGTTGCGGCAATGTACCGCCATGCTGTACCATTCCAAATCGCAACCATATCCGTGTCGGTTTCGTAAATCATCTGACCTTCGTACGGGGCTGTCGGGCGTGTCGTGGATGTGCAAACGCCAGGGCGTAACCCAGTTGAATTATTACTAATAGCCATTATGCAGGTCCTATATCTTCCACAACAAAAGTAAATGCTCTGCCACTTGTACCATAAAAAGTCATTGTCCCTGCGCTTGTTGTTGCTCGTAATTTTACTGTTCTGGAACCAGCCGTAGATGTCAAAATTTGCACCAAACAAAGTGACGCAAATTGACCTGCGCCAATATCGTGATACCACGAGTCAAGAATGTTGTTTGATGAATCTGTAAAAAAGAACTGATTTTGTGATGATGTGCCACAACCAACAAAACCTTCAAAAGTAATTCGGTACAAACGATTTGCTACTGCTGTCCAAGTTACTGATACGCCTGTAACATCTGTAGTTGTTGTTGACACGGTAGGGTTAGTGCTTGATACCATATAAGCCATTACGCCCCACGGCATGTTTGTAGGGCGGGTCCATGCAGTTCCGTTGTATGCCAAAACCTCATCGGTGTCTTTCTGGTAGATGACTTGACCCTCGTAAGGTGATGCAGGTCGTGCAGCCGTGTTATCAATAACGCCAGCCTTGATTAGTGAACTGGCACCGATTTGCTGTGTGATACCCATTAGTTATTTCCTGTATCCATAGACATTGATTGTTCCACCAACAAGATTGGCACCGCCCGAGATTAAGAAATCAGTGTAAGAAGATGCGGTCTGGTGTGAACCACCTCCTGCGCCCCATGCGTCTGTTGTGCGGGGGTCTGACCATTCAGTAAACATTCTTGTAGGTTTAGCCAAGAACGGTTCAAATATTTTGAAACTCATTGTGCAACCCGACAAATCACCTACGGAAATATAGTTCCATGAACTATTATTGTTCATACCCAAGTTTGCACTTGCTGCAAGCACCGTAACTCTTGATACTCCACCATAATAACCAGTATTGTAACCAGTTACCGAAGATGGTCCAAGTTGTAAACCGATAGCAGCAGCATTAGACAAATAGCCACCACTATAAGTAATATAGTAGTTGTCGTAAGTGCTTGAAAATGCGTTAGTTACCGTTACTGACCCAACGGAACCTGAAATGGTTTGTGTCTTGACCAGTTCTAAACCTTCAGGGTTGGTAGTTGTCTGGTTAGGTATGACCCAAGCGCTTCCATTCCAAACAAGCAACTGGTCCGTGTCTTTCTGAAAAATCATTTGACCTTCGTACGGAGCAGCAGGTCGTGTAGCGGTACTATCTACCACGCCCGCTTTCAAACCAGCAACACCATTACTAGACAAACCCATTATAGTTGACGGTCCCAACCAGTCACCGTAACAGTAACCTTAGAAGCCGTATCAGACAAACCCTGCACAGTCTCAGCAGCCTCCAACACCAAACCAGTATCCAACACAACCGTGTCAAAGCCAGCCACAGGCAAATTATAAGTAAAACAATTAGCAGCAGTCGCAGCAGAACCACGAGCAAGTGTAATCAACCTGTCCACGCCATCAGTGTTACAAATAATAATCTGTTTAATAGTGTACTGACGCCCAGCAGGCACAGTAAACAAAGTAGTCGTCGTAGTACCCACCTGTGTAGGGACAGTCAACATTTTAGGAAATACATCACCACTAGCCATTAGAACTCCATATTCATCATTGTATAAGTCATCAAGTTAGATGCTGTTTGTGTTGATGCACCAGTTTGTGGTGCAGCAGCATTAACCCATTGAGAACCATTATAAGAAACAATCTGCCCACTAGCGGGGGAAGCAATCGTTACATCAGTCAAATCATCTAGAGTAGTTGCAGGATTGTTTGTAATCCACTGCGTATTATAATCACTACTATTTATTTTGGCAAGAATCTGACCCGTGGTACCACCAAGTGGAATAACGGCTGTACCAGTAACAGAAGTGTCAGCCCACAAAATAGAAGTGTTAGTTGGTGCCGTAGCAGTAACACTAACTCCATTGTCACCTGCAGGACCAGCAACTGTTGAAGCAGCACCAGTTGCACCAGTTGGACCAGCAGGTCCAGTGGCACCAGCAGGAACAGTAAAGTCAAAAATTGCTGCAGCACTAGTACCAGAGTTGGTTACAGCAGCAGAAGTACCAGCAGCGCCAGTAGTAGTGGTACCTGCAGCAACAGTTGCAGCAGTACCTGTAGCACCCGTATTACCTTGAATACCTTGCGCACCTGTAGGTCCTGTCGCTCCAGTCGCCCCAGTGGCACCTGTAGCGCCCGTAGCGCCCTGAATACCTTGCGGTACGGTAAAGTTAAAGACAGCAGCACTGGAGGTCCCTGCGTTCGTTACAGCAGCGCTAGAGCCAGCAGCACCTGTTGTTGTTGTCCCAACAGCAACGGTGGCTGCAGTACCAGTTGCGCCGACAACACCCTGAGGAACCGTAAAATCAAACACAGCAGCATTAGATGACCCAGAGTTAGTTACAGATGCTGAACTACCTGCTGCACCAGTTGTTGTTGTACCAACAGCAATGGTAGCAGCGTTACCTGTTAAACCAGTTAAACCCGTAACACCAATAGGTCCAGCAGGACCGATATTGGCAGAAGCAATAACAGCAACAGTACCAGAAGTGATACTGCCAACAGTAGCGTTACTTAATCTTACAGTGTAGTTAGTGGTTGTAGCCGACATTGCTTACAGTCTGGTGACATCAGGCAAAATACTACATTTACCAGAAAGAATAGTAGTTACAACACCACCCACAGTACGCTGAAGGTCCCAGAAAGCAGAACCAGTAGTTAGCAACGCAGAGTCGCCAGCAGATAGTGTGGCAGTGACAACACCGCCAACAGCGTTTGTTAAAGTACAAACAAAAGAAGCACCGACAGTAGCGGAATCATAAGCGTAACGAATCTGACTAGCGAAAGAGGAACCTGTTAAATCCATGGCTGTGCCATCAGCGTTTTGTAGCGTAAACACAAAAACCTCGGTGTCACCACGAGTAATCTTAATATTTTGAGTTGCGGGCACCATACTAGTAGGGAACCTGTTCCTTAATCAAAGTCACGCATGTGGTGAATCTTGCGTGGTTCTTCCTCAAACCAGCACCAAGGGCACTCACGAAGGTTCTCAGGAAAGTCAGAACCACACTCAGGGCACTCAACCATGACCCGCATCTAATCTGGCAGTCTGCTCAGTCACAGCCATACTGGAGATTAAATCTTCTAGGTCCTTGTCGCTAATCTCAGCCAGTGACTGTGTATGGTTTACCGTTACCTGTGTAGGAGCCAAACGGTTAGTAGCCTGAAGGTATAGTTGTGCTGCTTTGTTGTCCCCGCCCAGAGCACGCTGGTACACAGAGTCCAATAGTTTTTGGGTTCGTTCTGGGGAACCTTGGAGTTCTTCTACTCGTTTTTGCCATTCGTTTTTGAATACTGGTTTTTTCATCCACCGTCTAAGGGTGGATGTGTCCATACCGTTTTCCTTGGCATAGGCTTCTGTGGTGGCTGGGACACGCATAGGGGCTGGCACTAGTAGCCAGTTGAGGTATTTTTCTTGGCGTTCGTCAATAATATTTTCAGACATACAAATGCTGGGCTTGTTCCTAGTTGACCACGGAGAGTGGTCGGTTGACTACTCTCTGCTAGGGAACAAGGGGGGGATTATAGGGGGGGTTAAGCAACCTTGTGGGTTGCGAGTCCCCCAGACGAGTCAATCCACTGGTTCAGTCAAAGGATAGTTCTATAGTACTATAGAGCAATACCACCCAGTAGGTGGTATTGCGTAACAGTACAATAGAGGCGTGGACAAC